AGGATGGTGAAGGTCAGGCCCGTCACCTCATCCCGGTAGGTCTGACCGATGACCCCATCCTGACCCGTGCCCGCGTTGAGCACCGAGGTGTTGATGGAACCCGAACCATCCGCCCCGTTCGAGGAGGTGACGAAGTACCCGTTCATCGCGGGGTCACCAGCCGAACCAGCGTTGTTCAACTCGTCGATGCCCGAGCCGACGTACAGCCAGGAACGGGTCGTAGCATCCAGCAGGGTGATGGTCGAGCCCGTACCGTAGTCCGCCCCCGCCTTGTCCGCCGAGATGATGTGCAGGTAGGTCCGGTTGGACGAATCCTGCACGACCTTGGCCAGAGCCTGGTCCGCGAAGTCCGTGTTGGTCTGGGTGGAGCTGAAGTCCCAGTAGAAGTTCGAAAGGCTACCACCCGACCACTCGCGGTTGCCGTTGAGAGCCGAGGCCAGAACCTCTGCACTGACCAGCGTGCGGACCGCCACGGTGCCCTGGGCGAACCCGAGGACCGAGTTGGCCGAGCCAGCACCGATCTCCACCCGACCCGTGTCGTAGTAGCTCTGACTCGTGAGCCGGATGCCGGCACCCTCAGGCCGGCAGATGAGAGCGGTCTGCACCGCTCCAATAGCACCCCAGGTGCCATTGGCTGCCAGCTCGGTCTGGATCTGCCGGATGACGGTGCCCGCCGCGCTCTCGATGCCGAGCAGTGTGGTTGTACCCGCCCCGGAGGCCGCGAACGTCACCTTGATGGGCTGGCTGTCGAGGGTGAACTCGAACACGTTGTTGGCCGGCTGCGACCCAGAACCATCGTAGAACACGACCTGAGGCTCACCCGCCGTGTTAGTGCCACCACCAAACCCGACGCGACCAAGAATCGTACCCCGCTGGACCGTGGCCCCCGGGGCCGCCGAGGCGAAGTCCCCGTTGGAGAGCCCGGCCTTGGTGTTGCCGGAGCCCGCCCCAACCAGGAGCTGGCACTGCCCGACCACATCCAGAGCTGACATCGAGTTGCCGCCGGGGTGGATACGGTTGCGGAGCAGGAGCCGGTCGAAGCTGTTGACGGAACCGACCGTGACCCGGTAGGGGGTCGCGATACCGGCGTCGATGACCGGACCCGTGTCGTTGTTGCTGCTGATCAGCATCTTGGCCTGGACACCCGCTGCGGCATCCACATCGAACCCAACGAGCTGAGCCAGGTCGTCCACCGAGGCACCTTGCTCGACGAACTCCAGGTAGCACGCACGGTCGGTCGGGCAGCACTGGAGCGTGAGCTGGAGTCGGCCGTCGCCATCCACCGAGAAGATGAAATCGAGACCCTCCAGACCCGCACCAATGACACCCTGGGCCAGAAGGCCAGGAGCCGCCGGGGGAGTGTCGAAGGTGTGCCCACCGACCGGGGTGGCACCACGGTAGATGACGTTCAGGGCCGTGGCCAGGGCCGCCACCGAGGCGTGGAGGACGTTCACCGTGGCGCTGCCTGAGAAGGCCGCGTTCACGTCACCGAGGACACGCACGGTCAGGGTGTCAAACCCTGCACCACCGGAGAGGTCGATGGGGCCGTTGAACCGGGTGGCACCCTTGATGACCGGCATCGTGTCCGGGTTGTACATCCGATAGTCGTCACCGACCGTGAAGACGTTGGCACCGTCGATGGGGCCTTCCAGCGTGACGAGACCCGAGGTCCCGTTGTAACTGAGCACCGTGCCGACCGAACCAGGGGTGATGGCGAAAGCATTCGCCCCCACCACGACCCGCCAACCCTTGTAGAAGTCGGTGATGGGCACTCGGACGTTGGGGCCAGCCGTGAAGGCCGTGGTCGTGGGACCGACGGCACCCACCGTGCCAACGTGACCATCGGCCGCCTCGATGATGGCCTGAGCGAAGTCCGCCACCGTGGCGCTGACCGCTGGCACCGGGAGGGTCGCCGTGATCTCCACACCATCGACGGTGAGAAGAATCTGCTCTGCACCACCCGTGAACTCCGCCGCGAGGAACGTGGTCCCGTTCGGGTAGGCGATGGCGTCACCGACGAAGTGGGGCATGATGCCCTTACCCGTCGAGCCCGTACCACCGGAGATGAGGTCGAGACTCACTCCAGCGACCGGAAGTACCGTCTGAGCGTTGACCGTCATCGCGATGAGGTCGGACTCAGCGGGGATGAAGGCGTAGGGGGCCGACCCCTTGACCGTGAACAGTGCCGGAGTGTCCGGGGTGTCCGCGAAGGTGACCGTGACCACCTCCTCGACAGGACCGGTGAAGTCGATGCCCGACCCACCCTCGAAGTGGAGATCAGGGCTCAGCTCCGACCCACTGGGGAAGACCACCTCGACACCCGTGAGACCCGCCGACTTCGTCGTGTTGTCGAAGGTCGGGGTGTAGATCGGGTTGCCGCTGGAGTCCACGATAGTGAAGGAACCCACGCCGCTGACGCCCGGAAGGACGACGGCCAGCATGTACTCCATGTCCGTGATCATGTTGTGGTAGAAGGTCGCGTAGACCGTCGCCCCCACAGGGACCGCCGACTGGAGGGTCACCACCGACCCCTCGACCTGGATGGTCGTGACCTTGCCACGGGCAAAAGCATCATCCAAACCGAAGCCCCAGTACACGTCCACCACGTCGGGACGGTTGACCGGGACACCGATCTTGTTGTTCGAGATGCTCTGGAACAGGCTCTGGCCGAGGCTCGTGTCGCGCCCGTTGCCCAGCGTCGGGTTCATGGGGAGCTGGAAGCTCGTCCCGCTCACCACCCCCTGAGCCGATACCACCGGGGTGCAGACCGACATGAAGGTCTTGTTGTCGATGAGGGTCGGCGTGATCTGCGTCTCGTCGAACCGCTCCGTACCCGTGGTCGTGGTGCCCGAGGCGACCGCAGCCGCCGTGCCCCACATCACCCGGTCGTTCTGAAGGATGAAGTCCGTACCCTGGGTGTACTGGCTGCCACTCGGCACATCACCAACACGGGTCAGGCTCGTCACGTTGACGTGAGCCAGGTAGTCGAACGTGTCCTGCCAGGTGTTGAACCAGTAGGTCACTGTCACCTGAGCACCGGCCAGAGGAGCCTGGGCCAGCGTGACTGCTCGGGAAGCACCATCCACGCTCACCGGGATGACCTGCACCCCGTTGACCCTCACGACAACGTGGCTCGGGTCGGTCGTGGTGACACCACCGTTGCTCCCATCCACGATGGGGCCGTTGAACGTGTAGAAGGTCTTGCGCCGGACACTGGTCTGACCGGCCGCCAGACCAAGAAGGGCATTCGCCGAGCCTTCCAGGACCGTAAGGTCATGCTGCGAGTTGAGCGCCAGAGCGTTCTCCCCGTAGTTGTTGACGAAAGTGCTGCCCGTCAGCGTCCCCAGACCAGCGGCAGAGATCACGTTGGCGATCTGCTGCATCGTGTAGGTGGTCTTCGGCGTCAGCGTGAGGGCCACCGTGGTCCCATCCACGACCAGGTTCAGAACGTTGTTCGCCGGGACGATGATGGCCCCCGTCGGCCCGAGCACGTCAGCGTGCAGGTCGATGACAGCCGTTCCCGGCGTCGGGGCGTTCACGTCCTTGAGACCCACAGCCGCTCGGATGATGGCGTTCTCCGCCGTCACCTGGTCCGACAGGTTGTCCGTGACCAGCGTGTCCTCACGGTTGAAGTAGTAGCTGATGCGAACCAGGTCACCGAGCCTTGGGGCCTGGCTCAGAGTGATGATGCCGGCAGCACCATCAACGGCCAGCACGACGGTCGGGAGACCGTTGATGGTCACCGTCACATCCCTGCGGCTGTTGGTGGTCGTCCCTCGACCGGAGCCATCCACGATGGGCAGATTCCGCACCTGCACACGGGTCAGGACACCATCGAAAGCACCCCGGGTCACGACGCCCGTGGCCGAGATGTTGGTGACCGCACGGCCGGTTAGGTCCTCGCCAACGATGCGCTGGTCCACCGTGGAGGAAGAGCCTCGCACGACTTCCAGGTCCACCTGGCTGAGGTACTCGTTGCCCTCACCGATGAAGACCGGGATCTTCAAGCTGTCGATGGACCCGGAGAAGGGGTTCTCGAAGAGAGTTCGGG